TGAACCTGAAAAGAAAACACCTTCTACCGCTGCAAATGCAATTAATCTTTCAACAAAAGAATCTGAATTAATCCATTTTATCGCCCATTCAGCCTTCTTTTTAATTGCGGGAATCGTTTCAATTGCATTAAATAACTTATTTTGTTCTTGCTTATCTTTTATGTAGGTATCAATTAATAATGAATACGTTTCACTATGTATGTTTTCCATCATAATCTGAAATCCGTAAAACATTTTGGCTTCGGTATATTGAACTTCATTAACAAAATTCATCGCCAAATTTTCATTAACAATGCCATCTGATGCAGCAAAAAACGCCAATACATGTTTTACGAAATGTTGTTCGTCTTCGTTTAATTTATTCTCCCAATCATAGATATCGTCTTTTAAATCGATTTCTTCTGCGGTCCAAAAACAAGTTTCTTGTTGTTTGTATAACTTCCATATATCATGATGTTCAATTGGAAAAAGGACAAAGCGTCCTGGATTTTCTTGTAAAATCTTTTCTTTCATTACTTAATAAATTTTTATTCTGTGATATTTAACATTTGATTCCTTCTCATAAAGGCCTCTTTTGCTCTAGTTGCATTGTCTTTTTGCTTTTCTTCTTTATGTCCCAAAAGTGTTGTTTGTGATTCAGTATCAATAACTAAGTATTGATTATCAAATTTACAATTTTGCCATATAATACCATCTTTACCAATTCTTGATTTAAGAAGAGTCATGGTTGCCATATTGTGTTCTTTTTGTTCAATAGTTTTACCTATCGATAAAATAACGTGAGCAATTTGTGCTTTCTTAATTGAACCACCCATTTGGTCACTATTAACTACTTCCGATGAAATAGATTCTCTATTACCTTGAGTTGCCGTCCATATCACAACATTAAACTCATTTGACATGGATTCCAAACTTCTCATTACAGAACCTTCCCCCTTCCATTCCTCACCGTATTGTGATTTTTCTGGTGATATACAGTCAACATAGTCGATAAGTAATAAATCTATTTTTTTACCTTCTGAAATACGTTTCCTTATTCTTGTTTTTATTTCTGAAATGGTTACTGAGTCACTTGATAATTTTAATAAATCTAAGCACCCTTTACTACTTGAACTTTTCTCTAACACTCTATCTTTTACTATTTCTTTATTGTCAGGTTGGTCATCAGGCGCAACTCCCGACCATATCGTGTAGTGTTTACGTTTTATATTATCTGTACTATCTTCAAAAAAGATTTGGAGTACATTATATCCGTGATTATATGCGGTATTTGCAAATAACGACAATAGTGTTGTGTTATGTGTTAAAACATAATCTCTTGTAACATACAATTCATCTGGATTTGAAACCTTTATACATAACGACTCTTCATTATGGGAAAATATAATTGATTTTATGAATTTCTTATTAACGTATTTTTTTCTTTTTTGATATCTTGTTATTTTCCTAAAAAGTTTAAATGGTACAATTTCATTTGAAAATGATATTGTTAATTTATATGAAACTTTGCCTGTTTTTTTCTCACCATTATATGTATATGTTGGGACCTTTGTTTTTACACTAACAGTTCCACCTAATGATAAAACTAATTCTCTTACATTTTTCGCTAAAATTTCTGACACAGTTGTGTACTCACACTCACCCTTTTTACCAATATAACCGTCAGTGTCCATTAGTCCCTGTAATAAACTAATTCTAACGTCAAGTGAATTATATAAATAATCGTTAGGAATAAATTTATTGTCACTTTTTTTATTAAAAAGACCATACATTTCTAACGTATTTTTTAATGTTTTTCTTAATCTAATACGTTTAATTTTTTTAACCCCTGTAATTGTTTCTCTTTGATATTCAACAAATGATGAATGTAAATCAAGATGTTTAATGTTATCGAAAATTTCATCATCATTTGTTGAGATATTAATTCCGTGGTCCGTAATTGAACCATCACCTAACAATACCCCTAAAAGATATGGGTCAATTGAGATTGGTTTGTAATTAAACTCAACTGGTGAAATATTTGGTAATCTAAAATTATAACGACCTCTTTTTTTAATATCACCAATCATATCGGAAGTTTTCATCGTTACATAACCATTATTTGGTTTATAGACTGATTTACCTTTAACCCTTGTTTTGGATTCTCTCATATTAAGTGTATTTACATTCCACAAATGTTCCGAATCACAATTAACGTGTGTTCCATCAGTAAATTCGACTTTATAAATTGGCCTAATACCTTGCGGATAAACACCTAAAACATATTGTGATTTACCGTCAGAACCAATAACCATATCACCATTAGACAAAGAACCATTTTCAACCCAACCATTTGGAGTTAGTACGGGTTCAGAAATTGGCAATGCTTTACCTGTACCTGTCGGGGCTAATATAACGCCCAATTCCCCTCTACCTAAACCACCTTTTAACGCGTGGTCTAATCCACTAATACCTGTTGGTATTGGACATCTACTGTCTTTTTCTAACGCTTGGTCAATGTTCTGAAATACGTCAATGGTTTCATCGGGTGGCAATCCAACTCTAAGTGCTCTTTGTATTATCCCTTCTATTTTATGATACTCTTGAAACTTACCATTTTCAATAATAGTTGAAACATTTTTGATTTCTTTTTTAAGATTTTGTTGTTTACAGAAATTCAAAGCCTCTTCTTGAACCATTGGGTCCTCTTTGGTATTTTCCTTTAAATCATTTATTGTATCTAAGTGTATTCTAGCGGAATCTTGTGAACCAAGTTCCATTACAATTATTTGAGATAAACTCTGATAATCAGGAATTTGACCATATTTTTGATAATATTCCTTAATGTGTTGCGTAATAAACTTGAACGAAATATTATCAAAATATTTACTTTCAATTACATCGATAATTTGTTCTCCATATTTTTTATTTTCTAATATTGCTTTTAATAGTGTTTGTTGGAACGATGAGCCTAAAAATCCAAAGTTTTTTTCTGACATATTTTATTTTTTTATAATTCGTAATTTAAATAAGTTGTTTCCAAATCTTTGGATGATAATACATTTGTTAATTCAGATAAATACCTTTTAAGGTACGGACGAATATCAACTGTATACCTAACCTTTGGGTGATAGTAATTTGCTGGAAACATACTTCTGATAAATACATCATCACCCAACTTAATCTCTAAAACAAAGGACTCATCTGTACCATCTAATTTGGTATCTGAATTCTCTGAATCGTAAAAAAAATCCATATTATCGTATAGATAATCCATAGTTTTTATTTTCAAATCTTCACTAATTTCTTCAGAAATATTTTTTACAACATAGTATAAATCCAAAGAATGGCGAGTTTGAGAGTTGTAATCTCTTACATTGAAAAACCTTTGACAAACAATATTGTTTTCAAGTGTAAGTAAAAATTCAAATTTTAATAGTTCTTGATTATTCATTTTTTTTAATTTTAATTGTTTTTTTATTTTTTTCTTTTCTTGTTAATCTTAAAAATGGGTTTAAAAATCTTATCCACGCATCGTCTGATTTTGGTAATAATAAAAATATACCATCTTCAACCATCATTCTCATTGTGTTTTTATACGAACGACCTTCGGAGTCCATATAATCATCTATAAGTAAAACAATAGATTCTTTAGCATCTTCAGTTAGAAATGGGTTATCAAGATTAACTATTCTTTCATTAACTTGAAAAAACTCATCACCTAATACTCCGTATTTTGTAACACCAGTTAATAAATTATTTATTGATTTGTTGTGTTTGTCACTTTCAAACAAAACACTAAATTTATTTTTTATATAATCTAATGTTAATTCCTTTTCTTTCAATTCAGGAACCGCATTTAACAATTTTGTGATTCCTAAACTTTTTATTCCCGCGATATTATCAGAAGGGTCTCCACATATCATTTTAATTAATTTGATATTCTGAATAAGAATCTCTTGATGGTCATATATAAACATATCATTTTTATGATACATCTTACTATGTGATGGATTATATATTTTAGTGTTCTCGGAAACTAATTGAGTTAAATCTCCGTCTGATGAATATATTATTTTATTTTCATTCGGTGAATTTTGAACATAATACGCAATTGAATCATCACTTTCGCAAAAATCATATTCACCCTGCCTAACATATAAATCTTCTAAATACTGTTTTATTCGGTTCCTTTCTCTATTGTAAGAATTAATCTCTTCTTCTGTTTTAATTCTTAATCTCCTATTCTGTTTATATTGATGATAAAAACTTCTTCTAGTTTGTGAACCATTTTCTCCATCCCAAAACACAACTACCTTATCTAATTTGTGATTTTCAATAAAAATACGAATGGTGTTGATGAAATGATAAATCCCACCAATGTGTTCCCCTTTATGAAAATGATTTTTTAATGCAAAAAATCCAATTGTTAGTAAATTATCACCATCTACTAAAAGTACATTAGGCATTTATCATTGTTCTAATTGTTAAACAATCAAGATTCATCTGAATCCTCTTCAAATGTGACAGAATCTTTTAATTCAAAATCTCCTCCACCAATTTTTTCTTTCCAAAAATTTGAATTGTCTTTTTTATAAGATTCCAAAGCTTCTTTTGTATCGGGAATATATCCATTGTGAACAACAATCACTTTACCGTCTTTATACCCCAAACCATTAACGTGGTTTTTAAGTATCGATATTTTTGTTCTAATAGCATATGTAATTTTTCTACCATCTTTAACAGCATCAATGTGATTAATTCCCGATTTCTTTTGATTTCCGAATAGGAAAACCAATGCGGATGCTAACCATAGTGCTTCTCCACCTTTTGCTTTAATTTCTGGTTGACCAAAAGGATTATCGGGTAGTTCTACCCATGGTTGATTAACAACTACCATTGTTAAGTAGTATGAGTTTTCTGTTGATGGATAATCTTCTTTCTTTGATTTAGTTATCCTCGCATGAATACCCATACCAATCTTATCAGATAAAACACTAGCATTGTGTTGTTTACCACCTTTACCATCAAAGGTCATCTTACAAGGTATCGAACCAACAGAGTCCCAACAAAATAAAATGCTTCTTGGTATTTCTCCTTTTTCGTGCGCATCAATAATTTCATTAACAAAATCAGTTGCTTGCTCAATATATTCAAAAGAGTCGTTAAAAATAAAATCACCGTACCATTCTCCATTTTTGTCTTTTTCCGCTTGAAGACCTAATTCGACAGCGTGTTCCCATTTCCATTTCCTTTCGGTAATAATAAAAACAACCAAATCTCCTCTTCTTTGTGCGTCAACCGCCGACAAAATCATTGCAGTTGTTTTTGATGAATTGGTGTGACCTAAAAACATATTTATGTTTCCCATAACAGGACCGGGAAGACCACAAGCGTCATTAAAGGTTTCACCACAATAATAAAATTTTTCTTCTTTATATTTTGTTTTAGAAGAAAATTTTGAAATATAATCGAATTCTTTTTTCTTAATTGGCATAATTTTTTTTTAAAAAAACACCCACACGACGATATTATCGTGTGGGTGTTACGTTAGTTTTTTAATTAGAATGGTAAATCGTCATCTTCAGGTTGACTATCTTGTGGGTCAACATATAACGGTTCTTGTTGAGATGGTCGCTCGGTTTTATTGAGTCCACCGATTTTTTCTTCTTCCATAGAAGTCGATACCCATTTACCCGCAACACTATCCCATTTTGGATTTTGATTAGTTGCAACCATTTCCAAGTATTCTTCGGGTTTTTTGGAATAAACGTCAGACCACACTAGTGGGTCGTTAATCCATGATTCTGCAACTGATTTATCCTCATGTAATGGACTTGGGTCTTCGGGGATTATTTGAGTAATTGTAGTGTAGTCTCGACCATTTCCCGATTTTGATAAATTCAAATTTAAAATCAAATCACGACCTTTCAATGGGTCAGTAATATCCCCTTTATTCCTAAACAAAGGAATCAATTTGTCATAAACACCTTCACTTTTTGTGTTATATTTGAAACGCCAAAATTTTACCCCATCTTGTTCGTTATCCCTATCAATTAATTTTACAATAAAGAATTTACGAGAACGATATTGACGAGCCAATACTTTGTCTGATTCAATACCTGTTGTTAATAACCCTTCACGAACTTCATCTAATGGAGAACGCTTACCTTCTTGTTTAGGGTCATAAAGTTTTACCCAATCTCCGTTTACTTGGATTTCATGGAAATATACTTCCACGAAAGGTGAACCGTCTTTTGCTGGAAGAATTCTAATTCTTTTTTCTTCACTACGACGACCAGGTGGTAAAACTGTAGTAAAATATTTTTTCATCCTGTCCTCTTGGGACATCGCTCCGGCGCCACTTGTGGCTTGTTTGTTTTTTTCGTACTGTGCTAGTACTGCTTCTAATGTTGACATAATTTTTTATTTTTAATGTATCTAAAATATAAGTAAAAAAAATCAAATTACAAAATGTTGTTAATTT